TTGAAATAGAACAGCAATTTGAGTGGGAAAGAGCCAGGTGGCAAACAACACTTTTATTGAATGTTCATACGGCAAAAGGAAAGTCAATTAAGCCTAAAGATTTGATTGAGTTTCCTTGGGAGACAGATAATCCAAAACCAACTAAAAGAAGTTTATCAGAAGTTGACAAGTCAATTTTTGACAAATGGGATAAAGAGTAATAATGGCAAATGCAGCGCAGTTAAATCTTAAACTTGGTATTGATGTTTCTAATCTTAGCCGTGAACTTGGCAAGGTAGAAAGTCAAATGACAAGATTTGGTAATAAGATGCAAAATGTAGGTTCTACATTATCACAATCACTTACTTTGCCTATTATTGCACTTGGAGGAGCAGCTTTAAAATCTTTTGCCGACATGGAAAGGTTGGAATTAGGATTAACTGCCATTATGGGTAGTAGTGCAGCAGCAGCAATTGAATTGGAAAAGTTAAGAAAAACTGCTGAAAATCCTGGTCTTGCTTTGCCGCAAGTTGTTCAAGCGTCATCTACATTACAAGCTGTTGGATTAAGTGCAGATGCAGCGCGCGAAACTATATTGCAGTTTGGTAATGCTACTGCCAGAGCAGGTAAAGGAGCAGTAGTTTTTGATGAGTTAATTTTTGCTTTTTCTAAAATACAATCTACTGGTAAAATAACACAAGAATCAATAAATCAAATAGCTGAAAGATTACCAGGTTTTAGTACATTATTACAAGAAACATTTGGAGCATCTACTGCAGAAGGAATAAACGCGACAGGTATATCTGCTGTAGATTTTTCTAAAAAAACGGTAGAGGCATTATCTAATTTACAACGAGCTGAAGGAGGTTTAGGAAATAGTTTTGATAACTTAACCGACAATATCACAGCATCACTTGCAGAACTTGGTAAAGTAATAAATTCAAGTTTAAATGTCGAAGGAATTTTTATAGCGTTATCAGATAAAATAAATTATTTAGTACAAGGTTTTAAAAAATTAAATCCAGAGACACAAGGATTTATTGTATATGCTGGATTAATTATAGCAGCTATTGGTCCTGCAATTTTTATAGTAGGTAAAATGATTACTACTTTTGGTGCATTAGCAGGTACTACCAAAATGATTATTGAAACCTTTGGAAAACTAAAAGGTACTATTATTAAAGCATTTACAACTATTCTTGCTAATCCTGCTATACTTGGTATTACTTTAGCTATTGCTGCTATTGGTGCAGTTGCTTTGTATGTTTATGATAATTGGGAGGCATTTGCCAGTAGGTTTACAAATATTTGGATAAACATTAAAAACAGTGCAAACAAGGGAGTAGCTGATTTTATGATGGCTATTGATAAGCTACAAAAATCATTTGGTGTAAAACTATTTGACGTTAGTGGGCTTACGTCTTACACAGCAGAACAAAAGGTAGTACAAAAAGAATTTAAAAGTATAGGAGAAACAGTTGATAGTTTATCTGGCAAATTAAAAGGTTTATTTTTAGCTAAACCGAAAACTGGTACAACAGATCAAACAATTATAGATAAAACTAAAACTGATACTGGTGATGGTACAGGAGGAGCAGTTAAAATAGATAAAAGTATATTTAAGTTTGAACAATATAAAACTTTAACAGAAATAGCAAAAGCTAAAGAAGAATTAGACAAGTTTGTCCTTACTGAAGTTGCACCTAAAATAAATGAAAAATTAGGTTTAAAAGAAGGTGAATTAACTTTGCTTTCAATGAAAAACTCTTTAAATGATGTTTTAGCTTTTGGAGAAAGATTAAAAGCTAATCCTCCAGATATGGCTACTCCTTTTTCAGAGGCAGAAGCTGCGTCTTTTAAATTAGAAGAAAGGGTTAATGTATTAGCTGATGCATTTGCAAGATTAAATGAAGGTTTAAAAACAATAGTTGATAGCACATTAAACGATTTAGCCATTGGCTTTGGCGAGCAGTTAGGCAATGCTTTATCTGGTGCAGGATTTAGTATAAAAGCACTTATTACTCCAATGGCTGATGCTTTGGCACAGTTTGGAAAGTTAGCTATACAAACAGGTATAACTGCTGCTGGTATTAAATTAGCATTAAAGCCTCCAATTAATCCTGCGGTTGCTATTGCAGGTGGTATTGCCCTTGTAGCATTATCAAGTTTAGTTAAAAGTAAAATGCCTGCACTTGCTGAAGGTGGCTTGGCAACAGGGCCGACAATGGCATTAGTTGGAGACAATAGGAATGCTCGTGTTGATCCAGAAGTAATTGCACCATTATCTAAGCTAAAATCAATGCTTGGTGACATGGGAGGTGGTGGTGGAGTATTGGAAACAAGGATAAGTGGAAATGATTTAATTATTCTTTTAAATCGTTCACAAAAGACTTTAAATAGAGTACAATAATGGGAGTTAGGTATCAAACGACTGTTTACAACGAGAAAAAAAGAAAGATAATTGTATCAATAAAAGATACTAATTACTCCGGAACAGTTGGGACTTTTGATACAACAAATATATCATTACAATATGATTCTGAAAGCAAACAAGGAGAAGAAAGATTTACTCCTATAATTGGCTCAAAGTTTAATTTACAATTACTTATAAATAGTCAGGCATTACAAACATTAATGACTGATATAGGCTTGGCAGTTGAAGGTAGATTTACGATACAAATAAGTGCTTATAAAGCTGATAATACAACTATTGCTTTTAATTGGTATGGCTACATAGTTACTGATTTAATAGAGTTTGAAGATGTACCAATTGAACTTGGTTTTATTGCCAGTATCCAAGCAATAGATGGTATAGCTTGGCTTAAAACATTGTTATATAAAAGTGAAGTAGGGCCTTACATAAGTCAAGATACAGTTGTACAACATATACTAAATTGCTTAAATCAACTTGATTTTGTACAAAGTGAATTAGTAGCAAATGATTTGCCTGTATTACATACTTTATTTAATTGGCATGAGGATAGTATTACCTATTCAGCTGCAAATGATTTTGCATTAAAAACCGCTATACAACATAGAGCATTTTATCACACTGACACAAAAGGAAATTATATTTATAAATCTTGTTATGATGTATTAAATATTATATGTACAGCATTAGGCGCAAGGTTAATATTTAGCGGATCACAATACTGGTTCATCCAAGTTAATGAATACAATAATTCTCCAAAAACTCACAGATATTTTAAGTATAAAGCATTTGGAGACCAAGTTAGCGGAACATTTACGGATGATTTTACTTTATTAAACTTACAAAGCAATTTAAATACAAGTAAATTATTAAGATTATCTGGTGGCAGATGGTCTTATTATTCAGCTTTAAAAAATACAATTCTTAGATATAATCACAATGCTAAACGCAACTTAATGGCTGGCATTGTTTATAATTATATTACTAATAATGATGGTTCTACGGTACAAACTGGCACATTAGATGCTACAAGTCCAGAGGCAAAGTTATCATATACAGGTATTTTATATCAACGCTCACTAAGCACTGCGGGCCCTGGCTTTGTTCCCCATATGTTTGTTTACGCAGTTAAGGTGGCATCTATAATTGATGCTATTCCATTACAAACTTTTAGTCCAATAGATTGGACATTTGGCAGTGGATGGTCAGAGCTAAGCGGCAAATTATTTGCTGTTGTTGCAAGTGGCACGGCTCAATATAATACTGAAAATATTATAAGCGGAAAATATTACTATGTTAAAATAAAAGTTGAGTTAACAAGCGGAGAGTTAAGATTAAGATTAGGAGGAGTTACTAAAATTATTACATCATCCGGTGATTACGATTATAAAATATATACGACATCAACTCAAAAGTTTATTTTAGATTCTATTTCTACTCCAAAAGTAACTGCAACAATTACAAGCCTGCAAGTCAAAAAGGAAAGTAAATATTTAAAGAGGAATATAACTTTTACAAATGGCTTTAATTTCCAACTTACAGCTGCAAGTTGGGAGACATCATTTTATGAGTGGGAATTTAATACAGATGTAATTACTCAAGATGGTACTGAAATAATAAATAAAACTATTTCATTTGATACTTTAGCCATTCCTGAAACTGGAGAGTATATTTGGGAAATGCGATTAAAAGAAGTAAGAGACGAATCTGGCACGGATATAAAAGCAGATTATACAATAGAATATTATTTAACTAATAATTATTTAGAGTTTATTCCGGATGGTACTTTACAAGGTCAGGCAGATATAAAAGAATTTGGCAATGATAACGACGATAAATCAAGCGTTAGTTATGATAATGATACATACATTGGCGACGGCCCAAGTGCAACAACTACTGGTGCATTGCGAGTGCTTAATTCAAGTGGTCAATATATTATAAGTGATGGTTGGAAATTTGGTAATAACGGAACGGCTAAACCTATTAGCCAGCTGTTAATTAATGAAGTAATTAAAGGTCAATTAACTCCAAGGTTAAGAATGGTGGATATGCCATTTCAAAATCTTAGTTTAGATCAGCCTTATCTTCCACATTTAGCAATAGAATATTCTTCAGGATATTACGTTTTTGAAAGAGGCAGTTATAATTTAAATACAGATATTTGGAATGGTGACTTTTATAAAATTGAATACTAATGCCAAGTTTTACTGAAAGAGTAATTTTATCCAAGCCAAACGATTATAACAACATTCCAAACAATGCTGGTAGTGGTGGAGTGGTTAGTAGTAATGTCACAGAAACGATAAACAATGTGACAATTGATGGTAGCAATATTTCTATTTTTAACCAAGAATTTCTTAACACCTCCTCCGCGGTTTTAACCTGGACACAAAATGCAGGTGTTCTTCCAGTTACTAATTTGGCTGCATCTGTCCATGTCTATCAGAATGGTCAAAAATTAATAGCAAGTCAGTATGTAATAACCGCACCTGCTACTATTACTATTGATTCCAACACGCATTATAATGGAAGTAATTACATTGTCTTTGCAATAAACATAAACTAATGAAACAAATACCAGCACCAAAAAAAGAAAGAAAGTTTTTAAAAGGACTTGGCGAGATTGCCCTTGTACTTATCCGTGAGCTTGTGCTTGGCATTGGCAAAAAGGTAATTAACAAAGTAGGCAATAAACGAGAAAAACTTGTTATTGCCCTTATCATCCTCTCCTGCGCCTTT